CCAATCCCAACAGGCAATCCTAAATGGGCTTTCAGAGGCGCAGAGGCGGGCGATGCTCAGGCTAGACCGTGAGTGGCGGTTTCTTGGCCTCGCCAGCCGTCCCGACAGATGCAGGCCGGTGATCGAGCGATGGAATAGGCCATTCGGTGGCTTCAACTATCGCCTCACACCCCTTGGCCTCCTTCTCCGCACCACCCTCCTACAGGCTAATAGAAATGGGAAATGAGATACTTAGCGGTAATGGCGCGTCCTGCGGACCGGGCTCTCGTGAACCGAGCCCTACGGTCTCGGCCGCAAGCGGCTTCGATCCCTCGCGCGAAATAGTACAGTTGGACGAGGGGGATGTGGAATTGAAGGACTGTCCATTTTGCGGATCTCCGGCGTTCTGGCAGGAAGCTTGCGCGACCTATTGGGCGGCCTGCACGATCTGCCTGGCTAACGGGCAGGCGAGAGATACGTTAGAGGAAGCAGTGGGAGCGTGGAATACTCGCGCCACTGTGGCGGCACACATATGAATACGCCGCCTGTCCTTGACGCATGTTGCGGCTCCCGGATGTTTTGGTTCGATAGGCGCGATGATCGGGCATTGTTCATCGACAATCGTCAAGGTGTTTATGCCGTTGACAAGGGGACGCCAGGAACGATCGGACGCTCTCCGATTGTGGTAGCACCCGATGTCTTGGCAGACTTCACACACTTGCCGTTTGATGACGGATCTTTTCATCTCGTTGTGTTCGACCCGCCCCACATTAAGAGAGATGAGATTCGGGGAACACTAACGCGGTGCTATGGCATCTTGCGAGGTGATTGGAAGGCGATGCTTAAGAAAGGTTTCGCCGAGTGCTTTCGTGTTCTCAAGCCTAACGGGACGCTCGTCTTCAAGTGGGCAGAATCTCAGTTTCCGGTCAAAGACATCTTGGCACTGACACCTGAGAAGCCGCTGTTCGGCCACAAGACAAGCAAGACCACGCATTGGGCGGTTTTTATCAAGCCGCACGCGTCAGGGATCGAAGCGGGAACCGCTGAGACGCTTGCGGCTCAGCCCGAAGGGCAAGAGCCCGGCCCGAAGGGGACGCCCAAAACCAAAGGATTTCAGCACCATGACCAATAATACAAGGATAGTGAGCCAGAGGGCTGACAAGATCACGTTCGCCATGTGCGGCGAGCCCACACCTCCCTGTGACCATGATTTTCAGGGCTGGCGGGAGTTTGACGATGGGCGCGGCGGCGAACGGGTTTGCTCGAAATGCGGGCTCGGCGCGATGGCTTACACCCTCAGCTTGGATTTTTGACCATGGAAAACCAGAGGGTTACGGACGCTGCGGCTGAGATCGCGGAAATCGTGCTCAAACACATTGCGACCGGCACAGGCCCATGTGACGCGGCATGTTTCGAGCCAATCCTCACCCGTTTCGAAGAAGAAACACTAGCGCTTTCGAGGGATGGGGAGCGGAAGGCGATGCCTACGAACAGCGCAATTAACGAAGGCAACCTGCCAGCGCGACTGCGGAGGCAACCTGCCAATAAGCCCCGACGGTGTGCAGCGGCGCCGTATCGGGAAGACCTTATCCCGGAGAGCAATGCCGGGGTGAGAGAGGCGATGCGCGAGATCATTAACCGGCGGGTCTGCAACTTCGCAGATGATTACGACGAAGCGCGCGAGGAAATGATCGACGCCATTATCTCCCTTCTCCCCGCAGCACGGGAGGAAGCCCAACGCCGCCTAGCAATGGTGCGCGGGTGTCTCGATTGTAACGCGGATGATGCGCGGTTCTGGGTCGCCGTGATCGATTTCCTGAAGGAGATGGAGCGGTGCTGATCACCTTCTTTACGCTCGTGTTCGGGCATCTGCTGGCCGACTATCCCCTGCAAGGCGATTTCCTCGCTCGCGGCAAGTTCGGAATTCCCGGCGTCCCGCGCGTCACCATCCTGCTAAGCCATGCGGGAATTCAGGCCGGGATGGTACTCGTTATCACCGGCTCCCTATGGCTGATGATTGCGGAATTCGTTGCGCACGCGGCGGTTGACGAAGCCAAGATCAGGGGGCGCCTAGGGTCTGGCGAGACGGCCTTCAATATCGACCAGGCGCTTCACGTAGCCTGCAAGGCGCTGTGGTGCGGTTTTCTCATGGGAGGCGCAGCATGATTGCGTGGTGCATCCTGTGCCTGAAAGCATGGCACCTCTGCGATTGCTGCGATGTCCCCGCCCGCACCGCTTTGGCTTCTCTCACTGGGGAGGGGGATCGTGGCTGAGCCGCAAACATGCTCGATCGAAGTACAGTTCGGTGCGCCCGTCAGACTGTCCAGCAATCATCAGCAGCGCCTAGTTTCGCTCATCAGCGAGATATGCGACGCCTACGAACAGGAAAACCCCGACCGCGTCATGTGGCCCGCCGGAATCGGGGACAAGCCCATGTCCAATTGGCTCGCCGTCGAGGATGGCGAGATGGAGTTCGACGGCAGCGTATTCCAAATCGAATGCTGCGAGCGAGAGCGGTACGAGCTTGAGGTGCTGCAGAAAACCCAATCGTACGAGTTCCACGTCTTGAACGACGCGCTGAACCGCATCGGATGGCCTGAAATCCACAAGTTCCAAGAGGAACTGCGCAAAGGGCAGGCCGTGGACGAGGACGCGGGCGGCTTCATGCTCCGCTGCATCAAGCGACTGTTCCGCATCAAGCGCCGAGATCCCGTGCTGACCTTTCAGGAGGCCGCTCGATCGATGCTGAGCGAACAACTCGAACTCGCCGGTCAGGGGACCCCTCATGAATAATGATATGATCTCCCTTGCGGAACGGTGCGAAGCTGCGCGACTTCCAAACAAGGCACTTAATCGCGAAGTCGCGCGTGCAGTCGGTTGGGGCTACCAGACGCCATCGGAGGCTCGTCGCAGTAATCCGGCATGGTTTCACCCTAGCGATTGTCGCGACGGAAAGCCCGTAATCGACAGCCTGCACGGCACCGATGTCTGGCGTGAGCCGCTGGACTATCTTGGCTCACTGGACGCGGCGATGACGCTGGTGCCGGAGGATAGCCGCAATGACTGGTCTCTGATCGGTGGTCGATATTGGCAGGCTGAGGTGGGCGATGAGATGGCCGATGCCGCCACGCCCGCGCTCGCTCTATGCGCCGCCGCTCTAAAGGTCCGCGCCATCCTGAAAGGATCTATAAATGACTGAGGCGCTGAAAGTCGACCAGCGGCGCTTGGTGTGCTGGTTCTCGTGCGGGGCTGCCAGCGCGGTCGCGACGAAGCTTATTATTCAGGCCCAAACTCGGGCGGAGAACTCTGGAAATTCGCCCCGCGAGATCGTCGTTGCCTACTGTGACACCGGCAGCGAGGATGAGGATAATAGCCGATTCCTGTCCGATTGCGAGCGCTGGTTCGGGCAATCGGTCGTTCGCCTGCAAAACGACAAATATCGCGACACCTGGGATTTATGGGAACGTCGCGGCTACATGGCGGGCATCAATGGCGCGATATGCACCGGGGAGTTCAAGTTTGCGCCTCGCCTCGACTTTCAGCGGCCGAGCGACATTCACGTCTTCGGTTACACGGCCGACAAGGCGGACATCAAACGGGCTGAGCGCCTGCGCGAAACCTACCCTGAAATGTCGATTGTCACGCCGCTGATCGACCAGGGCATCACCAAAGATATCTGCCGGGTCAGCCTCAAGATCGCCGGTATTGCTGAGCCTCGCACTTATGCGATGGGGTTCCCGAACGCGAACTGCCTCAAGTCGGGGTGCTGTAAATCCACCTCTCCGGACTATTGGGCCAACCATCGCAAATGGTTTCCTGAGGGCTTTGCGGAGACCGCCCGGATCGCACGGAAGCTGGGCGTCAGGCTGGCACGCATCAAAGGCGAGCGCGTCTTCATCGACGATATCCCAAGCGACTGGCCGACACAGAACGCAGAGGCACCGCCCTGCGACTTCCTTTGCCAGATCATATCCGAGGACTTGGCGGCATGAACCAGCACCACAAAGACTGCCCGTGGCAGGTCGATCAATATCCACATGAATGCACCTGCGAACTCTCCCTTGGGAGCACGTCTGCTGAGGGGTTGCGGGAGGCGTTGGACCGGGAACTTGCCGTCGCGAAACGGACGCTCTCCGACAGTAAGGATCACAACGAAACCTCATTCTGGCTGGATCGGGTAAACAGCATCGAAACCGGCCTGCACGGCCTCTCCCCCGCTGATAAGGCGGAAGTACAAATTACCCCAGAAATTCATGACGCGCTGCACCGAGCCCTTTTGAACAGCTCGACACTGGTCGAAGTCCTGCCCCCCGCTGATAAGGCCCTACCTACCGTTGAGGAACTGCGCACAGCTATCGTCTATGCTCCGAACGGCTACGCTAAGCCCGTCTCGTTTCTCGATGAAGATCAGGTGGAGGCCGTCCTAGCCGCCGTGGTGAAGGTGGTAGGCGATGGAAGGCGTGAGGAGATTGCGAGGGAGTTGATCGAGGCGGCAAACGGGCTGCTTGCACGCATGTCGGGCACTTACAAAGCCCGCAACGGTCGCGAGATGGGTATTGAAGCCGACGACGGCGAAAAGTGCTGGATCGTCCACAGCGATGACATCGAAGCGCTCCGCCGAGCAGCCTCCGCAATCCGTGATCTTGGTTCCACCTCCCTTGAGGGAGAAGGGTGATGGGTAACAAGGAGTTAGATGGGCGACGGCTTACGCCGCAACCTGCTGGCGCCCCTTCGGGGTTGAGCCCGCACGCGGTCTCAAGCGAAGCCGCTCATCAGGCGCAGGTGTTCGGCATCGAATGCGAACATCATTATGGCATTACAACCCATGCGCTGCCCACCGACGGGAGTATCGTTGCGGCTGTCTACCAGATGGTCCGGCACTGGCACCCCACACTCACCGATGAAGAGCACACTTGGGAATGTGTTGAAAGCGAACATTGGAGCCGTATCGTCATCCGTAAAACCGCTAAAGCTCCTCGCTTTGTCATCAAACCGTGGTGGCTCGAAGACGGCCCTGGTGCGCTTTGGTTCTCGCAGAAATATCGCCTTGCAACGCGTGAAAGCATCCAACGCGAAGTTGACGGGCACATGAGGCGGGCGGCCCAGTGGCGTGAGGACGCGCTGCGTGAAAGACCCACTAAGATCGGAACGAAGCGCGCCCAAAAGGCATGGCGTTATGCAGAGTATGCCGAGCGCGAGGCCGCGTTTGTGGCCAGCCGGTGGCCCGAATTTAGCGGACTGCCGCGTGAGGGTTGGCAGTCTCGGATGCACGAACATTGCCAGCCTCGGCAAGCGCTGGAAGCCCGAAGGGGCGAGACCGGAACGGGCTCGATCCGCGAAGCGGACGACATAGCGGTCGGCGAAGCCGATGCCCCAGATTTTCTCGGCCGACGCCCATGACCACTAGTATGAGGAGGGAAGCCATAGAGGTGATGGCGAGATCGCTAGAGCCGCACGCAGGATGGGATAAACCAGACCAAGCGTGGCTCCAAGGAATCCGCACAGCCGCCTTGGACAAAGCCACCGCAGCACTCGACGCCCTGCTAGAGAAGCTGAAAAGCCACACACTGATCTATCGTGACGCGGGCGAAGTTGTCCACGAATTGCGCGGATCACCGAACGATATCTGGCAGTTGCTGCTCTCTACTCTGGAGCGGGAGTGATGAACGACAACGATTACCCGATCCTTGTCAGTCCCGACCGTGGCGCGGCCATGATCGGCTGCGGCAAGACGTACCTTTACGAACTGATCAACGCCGGGAAGATCGAGGCGAAGAAGCAGGGGCGCTCGACCGTCATCCCTGTGGAGTCCCTTCGCGCCTATGCAGCTTCCCTGCCAAATATTCGGACCAAGCAAGCATCATAGGCCGCCGCTCTTCAAGCAGGTCATCCCTGGCATAGGCAGCACGTACCTCGTTAGGATCAGCATGAGCAAGCGCCATTTCGCTAAGATCGTCGGGATAGCCGGAAGCCCTCGCCCAATCCTTGAAGGTCGAGCGGAACCCGTGCGGCACTTCGGTGCGGTGCATCCGCCGCATCATCATCCGGAGCGTGTCCTTGGACATCGGCTTGCCGGAGACCGTGAACAGCAATTCGTGGTCGTGCATGACCATGATGGATCGAGCAACTTCCACAGCAGCCGGCGAAAGCGGGATGCGGTGCGGCTCCCCACCCTTCATTTCCTCGCCCGGGATATTCCAAGCCGCGGCGTCCAAGTCGATCTGTTCGCGCTTGGCGAGATAGATATTACCCGGCCTCGGGATCGTCAGCAGGTAGAACGTCATCGCCATGCGGACTTCAACCACGCTGCGGCTCATTGGGATCGCGGCGAAGAAAGACGGCGCGTCGGCCCATGGCACCGCTGGCATACGGCGAATCTCGGAACGTTTGCGCCTGCCCCTTCGCGGGAGCGCGTCGCGGACCAAGGCCATGTCAACACGGCTGCTGCGGAAGTCCTGCCCCACCGCCCAGCTCATGACGCGATCGATGCGCTGCAAAGTCCGGTCGGCCGTCTCGCGCTTGTCGAGCCAGATCGGGGAAAGGATTTGCACCACATGCGACCGCTCGACCTGGTTGATCGGCTTGTCGCCCACCACGGGAAAAGCGTAGGTTTCCAGCGTCGAAAGCCACTGCGCTTTGTGCTTGGCGTTCCGCAGCCCCGCCGTCAGGTCCTTGTGGGCAGAACGGGCGGCCTCGGCGAAAGTGGGTATTTCCGTGGGCAGAACTACGCCGTGCGCGTCGATCCCCTCTTGAATGCGACGGGCCTTTTCCCGCGCCACCGCCAGCGTGACCCGCTTAGCCGATCCGAGCGCGAAGTCCTTCCGCTTCCCTTCGACGGTGGTGCGCAGGATGAAGTATTTCCCGCCGTCGTGGGTGACTCGCAGATGAAAGCCGGAGCCGTCGCCGTCCGAATATCGCCCCGGCTCTGTGGTTGTTTCCACCTTCCGAGCGGTCAATCTGCCCACTGTGCGATTCTCTGCCCACTGTTTGCCCACGTATGGACCGCGCACGACAGCGAACGCAAGCGAACGTCAGCGACGAATCTGACCGGATTTACGAGAGGATCGCGGTCGCCAGCGAACCCCGGCGAAAGAGTATTGGCGGAGAGGGTGGGATTCGAACCCACGGTACGGTTGCCCGCACGCCGCATTTCGAGTGCGGTGCTTTCGACCTCTCAGCCACCTCTCCGCGCGAGGGTTCCGGTCGAAGGAGGGGCGCTCCTAACGCACGGAACCGCACTTGCCAAGCGTGGGTTGCACAGGAAAGCAGCGACATTAGATTATAGCCATGATTCCTTCCCGTACTTCCCACATTCCGCCTTCCGGCC